CTGCTTAAGACAGTCGCTAAGACCCTGCGTCGGCACCATCTCAATTGTCGAACCGTTCTGTATCATCAGTATTGCAAATACTACTTTAATGGACTCCATTTTGTTTTGACTCCAAATCTATTAATCTTTCCTCGTGAAACTGTATTACCATATCATTCTTTAATATCATAGGTATCTCTGCTTCCATTTGTTCTTTTAACTTATCTACGTTCTCACCAAGATATTCTACGAGCATGTAGAGCTCTTGGACTTGTGGACTGACCATGGCGCCTTTGGGGACGCCGTCAATAAAAGTATTGGCTGCTTCTAAATCTTTTTCCATCAACTGTAGTTTTGTTTCAATATTATTTAAGCGCTCAATTATAGAGAAGTAACTCATAGTGCCCACTGCAACTGCAGCTAGGATAGCTATTAAGTTACGTGCCGGGAGTGAGATGCTGGTGTTGTCTGACAATTTCATTTAACACTTCCACCTTTTACGTGCCTGTCTTAATCTTGAGTTAGGATCTTTAGCAGCCTTTGGAAACTTTTTCATTTGTCCTGCACTTCTTGCACAGAATGACTTACGTCTCTTTGCAGCTTTACTACCAGGTTTAACTTTGCCCGTCACTGCTGTTTTTAATTTACTTCCAGGATTAGCTCGTCTGTATGCAGCGACACCAGCGCGTGTCATACCTGCGCCCTTTTCCGTAGGACGAAAATTCTTTTTATTTCTAGCTGGCATCTTATCCTGTTTTCTTGCCATGTTTTCTCCTAATTGCTTCTTTGCCTTTTTTAAATATGTTGGCGACTTCAGTTTTACCCATTACTTTCGCCCTTTGTTCACCCACAGTAAGGATTTGAATTTTCCTAGCAAACGTCTTTTTAACCTTTTTAACTTTCGCGACCGTCCTTTTAGCATCGGCTGGAGTCGCAAATTTAATTTTGACAGTATCTTTTGGATTTTCATCTGTGTATAGTCTCCTCCCTGAACCTTTTGGTTTTTTGCCTGTCCCTGTCTTTGGGTCAGCCATTATATCATTCCTTGATAATACTTTTTGTAACTTGGATTAGAAACACTAACACCACCCAAGTCACCCTCTATCATTTTACCCATGTATCTACCCATGGCTGCTTTTTTTCTTGTAAAGGTTTTT